TGCCGATAGAGAATTAATAACTTACAAATTAGATGTAATGATGGAAGACATTGCAGAAATAAAAGAAATACTAAAGGAGAAAAAATAATGGATTGGTTAAACTGGCAAAATGCAGCTTATTTAATAGCGATCATACTCGGTGGCGTAGCAACAATGGTTGGTACGAAGTGGAGAATGATTATTAGAGAATTAAAGGAAGTTGCTGAGACATATCACGAGGCTAAGAAAGATGGTAAGGTTACCAAGGAAGAAGAACAGAAAATAGCTAAGGAATGTATGGATGTATTATCACAAGCAATTAAAATGGTTTGGAAGTTCTAATTGCCAAAAAAAATATATCAATTAAAAGATTTTTCAGGAGGACTGAATAATCTAAAAGAACCATCTGACATAGCAGATAATGAAGTTGCAGATGTATCTAATGTAACCTTTACTAAGCAGGGTGCGATTGGCGGTGCATTCAACATGAAGGATGGTACGAATAATTTATTATCTGCTTATAATACAACACATATAGACCATTTAGAAGCTGGTTACGGACTAGGATATTTTGAAACAGACTTTGTTCGAGATGGTGTAATCTTGTCTGTTTCGACTTCAAATCAGGATGATGCTAATTGGGGATGGAAGGGATTTAATAAAACCTTACAATTAAAAGTTAATGGGTCTGCTGTAGATTTAACTACTAGTTATCCAGTTGGTACGAGGTTATTAATTACCGCTCCAATATTTCCAGCAGATTCTATATCAGCAGACAATCAAGGTTTATTTACTGTTATTGGTCATAGTGGAAATAATTTATTAGTAGATGGTGAACTTTTAGATAGTACGGTAGCTGAAGCGGATGAAGTATATTGGGCGGCTACAGTGAAGGGATTTGGAATTGGCGATCAAATATTACTACTTGCACACCCTGATGAACATAAAATAGATGTATACTCTACAAATTCTTCAGCAGGTGCTGTTTTAACAGTAGATGATACTACACCTACTCCGTCTACTGCTTGGCAAGCTAGTCAGAGTCACACAGGAGCAACTGGAGTATCTAATAAATATGGTTCTGGATTAACTTGCAGTATTTCAACGGATGGTTCTGGGAATCCAACATTTACAATAACGGCTGGAGGAACAGGTTATTTAGTAGATGAAGAAATAACTTTTACTGATCCGGGGAGCACTTCAAATACTGCTGTTTTAGTAGTGGCAACTGTTACAAAGTGGGGTCAAGATGAAATTGTATTAAGATCTACAGCTACTGGTGTAAACTCAAAAGTATTATATCATAAA